CCGAAAGTAAGGTAGCTATAGCCATCGATCGCCTCAAGGTTGGCCTCGGTGTCGGGGCTCGGATTGTTCCAGGTGAAGCAATAGCCACGAACTCGTCGGCTAGCCATCTCTGGGACATTTAAATTGAATGTTTTGCAGCAGGAAAACAGCTTGTTTATATAGCAAATTGCAAAACTCATCCCCAGCCACTGCTTAGAAAGTCGAGAGTGTAGTACAAAAACTGCACTACACAGGAGGTCTAGAGGTAATAATAGGCTCTAGACCTACCCTTGTGGGGAAATAATTTTTCCGCAAATAGGGCGATAATCCCTATTATTATTTTAATGCCAAAACGCAGATTTCGCAAACGAACAATTGCTCCTGGATCAACTGGAATTAAAGGAGCTTTAAAACGCTTAGGCAGCAATATCGCCGCTAGTAAACCAGCTAAAGTTGCCGCAACCCATGCTTTCAATGTAGTTGGCAACGCTATCGTTAATAAATATAATAACGCCAAATCCAACTCTCAAAAGAAACCAAAAGAAGTTAAAATACGTCATGAGAACATGAACGGTGGTGGTAACGTTGTTTGTACCCATGTAAACATCGGCAATACAACTGCAGCGGAAGCAAAACTAAACCGATCTTATAAAAAGAACGGAGCTTATGCACAATCCTCTTATAACACTACTTTTTCCATAGTTAACTCAAATACGACAGCAGATCTTCAGACAGTAACTGATATCAATTCGCATTTCAAAGGGGCGTCCATCAAATTATTGACTGACAACGCTTTTCAACAAAATGCTGCTTGGCAGGCCTTACGTCCGGGCATAAATACCGCAGGATCTGAAGCTGATGTCAGAATTGAATATGCTAAAGCTTGTTATGAATTCACCAATATGGAACCTACAATAACTTTCGTTGATATGTACATTCTTCGCGCTAAAGTCGACAATGATACAGGTGCTACATACGATAGTCCGTCTACAACATGGACATCTAGTCTTAACCAGTTAAAAGGTTTAGGTTCAATGGCATCCACGTTCCCAGGTTTAGAACCTGCTGGACCTTTCTTTAAACAGAACTACAAAGAAATAATGAAAATTCCAATTTGCATGAATCCCGGTGAAGTCCGACGATTACATTGTTATTTCCATGTTAACAAATCTATTAATTATTCTAAATTAATTACTAAAGTAGGTAACCTTAAAGGGTTAACCTACCACGTCATGTTTGTTACGCGTGGATCGCCATGCGATAATGCTAAAACACAATTCGCTACACCAAGCGAAATTTATTTATCACCTCTAAAACTTATTGGTATTTGTCAAACAACTTACGGTGTTTCAATTCGTATCCGTCCTGCAAGAGGTGCTTACGCTGCTTCCAGCGGACTAACTGCGACATATGCTACCAATGTCTATACTATGAAAGATGAAGATGGAAATGCTGTTGATGTTAAAACTGTAGATATTGGTTAAATAACACGTTTTTTATTCGCCCTATCGGGCGTAAAACGGCCTAACGGCCTACGCTGCGCTATGCTAAATAGAATCGTTAGGGGTTTTTGTTCGGATGTTTAAATAAAACTTTATTAAAAATTATAAACTGTGTTCCTATCCACAAAATTAATTACATTAAAACGACGCGCTAACGCGTCTCTTGTTTGGACTTCTCCGAAGCATTCATCGATGGTAAACTGGGAAGTAACGATAAATTTACTGGGTCTAATACAAACGGATCCCCCTTTGACATCAGCGACGAAGGGATATCGGTCGGCCCATACTTTGAGAAAACGTCCACTCCATTTTCCACAGTCGGGGTCCATGTCATCAAAGAGGACGACGTCTTGATTCTGGTAGCCGTCCCACCATTTACTAGCGTTCTTTGAATATAAGTTCGGGTACTTCTCATAAACCGAGTGTGTTTTTCCGATTCCGGATCTCCCGTATACCCATGTACCACACGGTGCGGCAAGTGAATCGGGTGCGACCATGTAATCCTTTCCGATCGTCTTAATGGCGTTGTAGTATCGAATCCTAATATCTGGGTCGATATTTTCGACAGAGCCATTCTTCGCGTTGTTCCAAGTCTCTTCCCAACGGGCCTTTTCCATGGCTCCTCGGTCGGTGTCATCAGCTGGTCGTTGTCCGAATTCGACAAAGTCTCCTTCTTTATGGCAGTACTCAATGGCGGCGGTAACTGTAAGGGCTCTTTCAACATGGGCTCCGGTGAGGATTCTACGGGCAGAACGAAGGGATTTTCCATCTCTGAAGCGTATATAGCCCTGGAGGTGCGGGGTTCCGGTTGTTGGGGCGACTTCTCGGCCGAAAGTAAGGTAGCTATAGCCATCGATCGCCTCAAGGTTGGCCTCGGTGTCGGGGCTCGGATTGTTCCAGGTGAAGCAATAGCCACGAACTCGTCGGCTAGCCATCTCTGGGACATTTA